AAATCCATTTGGTGTGGGAACTTTGGGCAACCGTGCGCTTTACCGAACAATTGGTGAAGTTGGCTGTTCATTCTTCAAAGGTCAAGGGAAGATAACAAACATACAATGAGGTGATTTAGAATGGCATTTGCAACAGTAATACATTTAGAGATGAATTTAGAAGGAAACCGTAAATTAGTTTGCGGTCAAACAACGACAGACGGCACAGATGGAAACATTGAAACAGGACTTTCTTTAGTCGAAAGCCTTGTCTTTACCCATAAAGGTGCGGCAGTAGAAGCGGCGGCGGCTACTGTTAATGCTAACTTACCGCTAGCAAGCGGCGATGTAGCAATTAAATGCACAAGTGGCGATGTTGTTTATTTCCAAGCAATCGGACAGTGAGGTGTTTTAATTGGCACTAGCATTTACAACAACTTTATTGCCCGACCATAAGGGCAATACACGACCAAAGGCAGTTGGTGATGAATATGTCGTTGATGCTTTAATTGATGTGACTTCCCATGTAGCGACAGGAGCAACAATTAATGCTTCCGACCTCGGACTATCATCAATTCATTGCGTGACAATTTGTGGAACCGAGGGTGCAAACGCTACTGTTCCATCAATTCTTACATCAGAAACAGGAACCTATACATCAACAAGTTCATTTAAGTTGATGTTCACGGCTTTAGACGGAACAAACGCAACAGTGGCTAATGATGCCGACCCTGCGTGTGCTGTCCGAGTTCGTGCTTGGGGCCTTATTTGAGGTGAATTGAATGGTGACAGTTCGATTGAGTGATAATTCATCAGTTCGTCGGCTTTACATCAATCCAAAGCAAGAGATTACAAGGGAAGATGGGGTAGCCGTTCCGCTAAAATGGGCGGCTATCCGTCTTTCTGACCCGAATCTTTTCTTTACTTTTGATGAAGAAGACAAGGAAGAATTGTCCAACTTGAATGAAAGGTTTTTAGGAATCTTTTCTAAAGAAATGGGTAAAGAAAGTTTAACTAGCAAGGAATTGCTTGAAGAACTTCTACCAACTCCGAAGAAAAAAATCCTTCCAAAATCACCACTTAAGAAAACTAAGGCTGTAAGTAAGCCGAAGTCTTCCTTAAAGTAGTGATTAGACCGACACATTAAATAGGCAGGGCAAACCTGCTCTAAACAACGAAGGTGATTCAATGGTAGCAGGTTGCAGAAGTAGTGGTGTTAAAACAGCAAGTGCCTTAATTGTGAGTGGACAAGCAAAATTGATTTCAATTCATGCTTGTTCCGTTGGTGCGCCAACAGTAATTAAGGTCTATGATAATACAGCCGCAAGTGGAAAGGAAGTTGCAAGAATAACAATGCAACCCGACCAAGTTTTAGAATTTGATATGCATGGAGTATTATGCAGAAATGGTATTTATTTGGAAGAAGCCTCCGGTGCTATGGAAGTTTCTATTGAATTTGCTTGAGGTGATTTAATGGCGGCATTAAACAACGATACTCGATTGGTTATGACAATTCTTTTTGTCGGAACCATTAGCGGAGCAAATGTGTATTTCTATTCAGCCTATGGTCTTAACTTTCCATATACGCCAATAGCACATTCAGTTCTTTTCGGATTGATTACGGTTGGTGGAATCATGGTTATGAAAGCACTATTTGACTTATCACTTAATGATAAGATTGAAATACGCTTATTGGATAGGCAGATTGAAGCACACTTTCAGCGTGTAGCAAGAGAACAACAAATTAGACAGAAACTTCGTGAAAGTATGAAACAATACGGAGTAAATAAGAGGGAAGCATGGAATAATGTTTATCCCGAAACCCCAACCGCTTCATTTGAAGAAAGCCAAATTCCAAACGAATTTTTGGCGACTATTCAACAATGAGGTGATTGAATGGTTCTTAGTGATTTAATGGGTTTTTCCGACTCGGATTACGCATACAATCAACAAAGGGCGCATTCTGCTGATTTGTTTTTTATTAAGATGAGAGCGTGGTTTTGGGGCGGTTGCTCCACTCTATTTTTTTTCTTAGTAGGTAATATTCTAGGAGTAGTCTTAGATATTAGTATAATGGGTAGTATTTTTGAATTATTTAAATCTTTATTTGGAGGCCATTGAATGTCAGTAATGGCTGGTTTCGCAATCTTAATTACAGAAGCAGTAGTTTCATTTTATAAAAAAGTTCACGCAATTAACTTTGGAGTCTATGGTTCAACAATGGTAGGTAAAACAACCTTAAGCCATCAATTAAGAACGAGAGGTGAAGTTCAGCAAATCAACAGAAGAACAGTTGGATTAGAAAGGGCTTCAAGAAAAGTAATTAAATTTGATGGAGAATCCCATACATTAAAAAGTGCAGACATTGGTGGAGAAGCGATGTATTGGAAAGAATGGGTTAAAGATATGAAATCCCGCAAAGTAAGATACATTATTTTTATGATAGACCATAGGCACTTAGATTCACCTTCAAACTTAGACCACCAACTTGCTTGGAAATTTTTAGTAGATACAATCATGTCAAACAGATGGCCCAATGGTAAAAAGAAAAAAGATAACGATTACCCTATGGCAGTTAGTATTTGGGCAAATAAGTACGATATATGGGGAGAAAAATATCCACTTAGAGAAGGACAGAAAATTGATAAACATGACATTTATGAGCCATTTAAATATGGAATGCGACAATTGAATGATAAAGGAATACCTACATTTAAATATATTGTTTCTGCGAAATCTGACCCTGAAATGGTCTATAAAGGAATTACTACACTGATAAAGGATTACTGATATTATGTACCAACAGCCAAATTTAATAAATAACACGACAGCACAAAAGATGTTTTTACCTAAACTACAACAGTTTAGGTCGGCAGGTTCTATGGAAGAATACACATATACTGCACTTAAGCCTAAGAAACAATTAAAAGAAATTAAAAAAGTTCTTCTTCCAGAAAAGAAAAAATTTATTTTTAAATATGGATATAAATTTAATTTAAAAGATAGATGTGTTGTATGTGGAATGCACCACATTTGGGAAGCCGGTGATTATTTAAGACCTCCGATACCTTTGGATAATGTCACCAAAGGAAGACCAATGAGAGGTACTTATTGTCAAAAACACGCAGGTATTCATAAACAAATGGAAATGCTACAACAGCAGATATTAGCAGATGAACATGGTTTGGATTTCAAAGGTTTTATTCCAAAACCTAGAATGCCTAATGTGTTAAGAAGCAGCCCTTTAACTACATTAACCAAAGAACAAGTTATTTCTTTGACCTCAACCGGATGGCTTATAACGCCACCCGCATTGAAGGAAAGTGAGGGTGAGAGAGCAGAAGTTCTCCGACTTATTGCTGAAATAGAAATAAATACAGCAAGATTAAACTCAATAGTAAATAATGGTAAAAAGGAGGAATAAATTTGGGAATTTTAGGAACAAGCAACGGAACAGTGATGAACGCTGTTCAAGCACAAGGCGACCAACAATTTAAAACTGTAAATAATCTATTATCTTTACAAGATAACCATGTTGAAGAATTTTTCCAATATCACGGTGAGCAATTTTTAACCACTCTTGAAAAGTTGATGGAAGATGTTGTTGAAAGAGTAGTAAGCCAAATGCTTGCTAAGTTATCTTTTACAACAACAGGTTCAAAGATGACTATTGATGCTGATGCTATGAGAGAGTACGAAAGAATTACTCAAGAGAACATTGATTTAGATATTCAAAGGATTCTTCAATCAGCCATTAACACAGAAGTAGTGAATCAAAGGAAACTTGCTAAGTCGCAATACCTCGAATCTCAAGGGTTTAGTGGTGGCGGTATGGGTGGCGGTATGAACCCTGCTGGACCCTCCGCAGGGATGGCAATAGCGGGTTTAACAGGCAACCAGCAACAATTCATGCAAGGACAATCTGCTATGAATAACGGCAGTGGCTACCCAATTCCTCCAAGTGGAAATGATGGTTATGGTCGTCCTTATTGGATTGACCCACAAACGGGACAAATGAGTTATGAACCACCTTCAAGCGGATTACATTTAGGTTCGGCCATTCAAAAAGGTGCGGCTTGGGCTAAATGGTTAATGTGAGTTGATTCTTATTGAATATTACCTACGACAATAATGATTTCCCTGTAAATTCTGGGGCCATAAAAAAAGAAATGGCTTTGTTTTTACTTAGAAATTATTTAGATATAGATTCTAACTCGTCTAGGAAATATAGACAAATTGCTAAGAATTTAGGAATTAAGAAGTTAAAAAAAGTTAATTCTAAGGATTGGAATGCTGATATTAGTAGAGAATGGACAAAAGCCCACACTACTGCACTAAACCAAATTCAAGGATTACCTATTGATGAATTAGTTTCTTTTACTAATAAAAAACTTAAAAGTTCTGGAAAGAAAAACATTGAAAGGTTATCTACTTTAAAAGGTAGAAAACTGAAAATAAAAGAACTTTCTGATGGCGACTTACTTTCTACTGCCTTCGCAGAACCTGAAGAAACAGAAAAAAGTAGAGAAAAAATAAAATTTTCAGAAAGTCAACGAAAAGAATATTTAGAACAAATTATTAAAGCAACAAAACCTACAACTAAAGTTGATACTACATCGGCTAAGTATGAAAAAGATGAAGACGGAAACAAAAAACTTACTGCTGGAACAGAAAAAACAATTACTACTAAAACATTTAAATTTTCTGAACCGACAGCAGAAGATTCTGGAAAACTTAAATTACTAGCAGATAATAATGTTAGAGGCATTTCTCTCATTCGTGCAGGGGGTAATGAACAAGCAGACACAGGGGATATTAAACCCCTTACACAGTTTAATTATTTAAATCGTGGAAATTATAGTGACCGTTCCAAAAAAGAAAAAATTGCTTTAGCATGGGATGATAAAATAAGTTCAATGGATAAAAGGCTTACAAATAAAGAGGCTATTGATTTTTTACGCAGTGGAATAAAAGAAACTTCTTTTGCTAATAAACTTATCATTCAATATATAAAATCCTATAAATCAGGAGCAGAAAAAATACTACCATTCTTATCACAAAGAGGAACAAAACAAACCCAATCAAGGCTTCAAAGAGTAAGAAATCCTTTAGAACTAAAAGAAAAATTATATAATTTAGAATTTTTGTTTGGTAAAGTTTACAAAACGGATGATGAAGAACCTAAAGAATTAGAAACAATAGACGATTCCTTTGACAAATTATTAGAGCAATATAAAGAATATAATTCTTTCAAGGATAAAAACACATCTTTAAAACAAAAAAATATGCCAAGAATAATATCGAACATGACTGTTCTTCTAAGTAAAATAAAGAGGAACATAAATCAACATAGTTCAGAACTAAAAGAAAAATTAAATTCTTTACTAGAAGTTAGAGAAAGTAAGGAAAAAAAGGCAAGCACTTCTTCTAGGGATATTACTAAGAGTACAGATGCAAAAAAAGCCTTTGATAATTTCAAACAATGGTTTAGTTCTAAAGATGGATTTTTTGCTGACCTTATTGATGACACTTATCATCTTTATTCTTTTGAAATTGTAGTTAAAAAAACAATTACCAAAGAAACTGAACAAGACGAAGAAGACAATACAGTAATAAAAACTACACCTAACTATGAGTTCGTTTCTTTTAAAATATCCGAAACTCATGAAATTAGTAGGGGTAGTGCTAATACTAGAGTAAAAAGTGGAAAACAAACGGACGAACAAGGCTACTATTCTAAATATTCAAAAAGAGGTTATTCCCCTAAGTCATTGTATGACTTACCTTCTGAAGAAAAACAAAGTCTTAGGTATTTTGTAGGTTCAATACAATCAGGCATAGAAAAACTACAAAATAGACTAAATAACTAAGGAGGTAAATAAAATGGCAATTGCATCTTCCCCAAGCGACTATACTGCAATCAATGTTGATTATTCAACAGGTAGTGGATATTATACTGATAAAGGTGCAGTATCAGATATGCTACAAGTTCCAGCATTTTCTACCTCAACTTATCCAACTCAAGCACAAGTGGGTTCAATCATTAAAAACATTGAAGGTATCATTGATGATAAAGTAAAGCGTTCTTATCGACCAATTATTTATAGAAATGAATTTCACAACTTTGAATTTATTAGACACCCGATGCAATCTTATTATGGTGGCTATGTAGGTTTTGTTCAATTAGATACTTTGAAACTAAAGAAGGTTATTTCTTTACAAGTTTGGCAAGGAAACAGTTATCTTGAACTTGCTTCTGCCCAAGCGAGTTTAACCCTTGATACAACAGGATATAAAAATTTAAGAAGCATTACATTACAATTACCTAACAGTGGAGATTCTTGGGTATTGTATCATCATGGTGAAGGTTCATTAGCCGCACATAATACATTCCATAATGGGTTTGGTTCAAAAACAACTGCTCAAGAGATTTGTCATTTAATTAACGAAGAATATCCTTCAAAGACAGCACAGTTCACAGGAGCAACAAGGGATAAAGTATTGACTTCTTCACCTAATGGCCTTAACATAAGTGATTTCTTCTATGCCAGCACAGACCCCGATAACGGCAACAAAGTGAACATTTCTAGCCTTTTAGCAGGGGAAGACGGCTCATATTGTACCATCACCCTTGCAGATAAGGCGGGTCAAACCTCAAGCACTGATTCAGTTGTGTTCACTGATATGCAAGATATGAAGCGTCTTGGTTCTTTTTGGAGTATAGGGGATGAGGGGCGCATTTTCTTCTTAAGGGACTATCCTTACCATACACAAAATTCAATCATTTGTACCTATATTGCAGGTAGTAATCGTGTTCCGTCTGCAATTCACAAAGCGGCTACTATGCTAGTTGCGGCTGAATTGCTTAGACATGACGACCAAACGATTCTAATTGCAGAAACAGGCGGCAACATCTCGACGAAGGAAAAGTATGATATACTCACAAAAGAAGCATACGATATACTCAAGGGCAAGGCCGACATGGTTTTCTTATTAGATTGATATGTTTTCTAAAATTGGCATTAAAGAGTTCCAACACTATTTGGATATAGAAAAGGAACGGCAGTTAGCACTACAAGAACTTTCGGAAATACTAGGAATAGACATTACATTTAGTGATGAAGAAATAAGAAAAAATGCAGAAGAAAATTTTGCAAAAAATTTTAATAAAAAAATAGAAAAGGAGTTGAATAAATGGATGAAGTCAGCCTTCTCATAGATTTAGTTAGCAGTAATTGGTCGTCTTCTGCGACTACTTTACAAAGTGCAGGGACGATTACAGCAGACCATGTTGCTATTCCCAACTTTGTTGATGTAAGAACATTACAAAAGAATAAAGGAGTTCGATATGATTTAACTGCTAAAGATGTTATTATCTTCTTTGAGGATTCCCAAAACATAGAATACCCTACTACCAACTTTGATGTTAGGAATGAAACCTATTCATTTACTATGCATATAAGAACCATTCACGATGAAAGGGCTGGAACTGATGCTAATTTTGGCAGGGATAGGCTAAGGGCTTTATACTTGGTCGCTCGTCATGCACTTGAGCGTAGCCGAACAGGATATACAGCGAGTGATGGGTCTAAATTTAATCAATTATTCGTAGGTTCAAGAAGTGAAAGCAATGACCGTAGTAAGCGTCTATTCGGCTATAAATTATCAGTAGAAACAAAAAGATTCGCATTAACACTCCCTTAGTAAGTTTGTAAAGGAAAGGAGAGGATAACATGGCAGTAGAAAACAGCAGTATATTTTTAGGTAGCGGCGCAACGATGACTTTAGTTCCAGAATTGGACTTTTTCTTCAAGGCGGAAACAACAAGTACAACAGCAATTCAAATTGAAACAACTAATGCAGTTCAGTTTCAATTAGTTCCTAATCTTTATGTTGGTTGTACCTTAGATTGGTACGATAACGGTGTCTATACTTCTTCTCACACAATTACTGCAAATGACCATGATACCTTTACAATTACACCTGCTACGGGTGCGGCGGTTGTCACTGCTGATGATGAATTTGTTTTAAGAGCGTATGGTTCACCTTGTCCTGCTCCCGATTCAGATAATGACGGAACAGGTAAAACAAGACTTCATGCTGACAATTGGCTTGGTTTGATTGAAACCGCTTCCTTCCCAAACATCGAAGTTGAAATGAAACAACTAAATCTTTCTCTTGGTGGTTCTCGAAATTTTACTCACCAATACAAAGGCATTGAAACTGCTTCCGGTGGTAATCTTGCATTGGTTTGTAATCAAGTCACTTGGCTTTATTATGCTTTAGGCAAGTGTACCGAATTAAGTTTTGGTGGTGGAACTTCTGCTTCAAACCACCCAACTAATTATCACACAGGAACAGCCGCACATAAGTTGTATTTCCACGGAACCTCGAATACTTCTCATGTTGATGAAGGTCCGTTTATTTATCGTGTTGGTCAAGCAAGTTATGGAGAAAATCATATTATTCCCCCTTTGCTTTTTACTGTTGATGATACCGTTGCTGATTTAGATTCTGCTACTTATCCTGTTGCGGCAACAGGTCAATACATCACATACAAGTTTGAAGAAACAAATGGCGCACATTTGCCATCATTTGCACTTGAGTATTCATTGACCAAAGATGTGGCAAATAATTTCCAAGCAGACCAAGATGCAGATGCAGAAGACATTAACTTTGTTCGTGTAGCAAGAGGTAATCGTGTCAATACTTTGACAATGACCGCTAATGAAAACGAAGAAGTTAAAATGACTTTAGATTTGAATACAAGAGCAGTGACTCCTATTCCACAAACATTAGCAAGCCCAAGCACAGGCTATGAATCAAGAGGTGGACAAACTGCTAATTCTGGGCTATTTAACTTCACAGCAGAACCAACGCACTTAGAACCATTCTTCTTTTCGGATGGAACTATTAGCGTTTATGGGCAACAATTCCTAAAGATTACAAATTTCACTTTAACAATTAACAACAATCTTCAAGATAAGAGATTCATTGGTGCTGGTAATAAAAGCATTAAAGAAGGGATTCCTTCACAAAGAACTTATGAGATTGCTCTAACTGCTCTTGTGACAGATGATAAATTGTTCACTGAATTATTAAACCAAGATGAAAATAATGATACTGCACAATCTATTGATTTGGTATTTACAAAAGATAGTGGAGAATCATTTACTCTTGCTTTTGATGATTATTTCACAAGTGCTAATACTTGGACAGTTCCCGAAGATAAAGGAGCAATTACAGTTGAAGCAACTTTAATGCCAAGAACTTTAACGAATTGCACTACTACAACTCATTGGGTATTACAGGGATGATTTAAATGGTTTCATATCATGAAAAATACCTTGCTAAACTTGCTAAGAAAAAGGCTTCTTCTAAAAAGAAGAACGCCAAGAAAGATACTCCAAAGGTGACTCCAAAAACGGAATCTAAACTAGAGTAATCATATTCCACCAACACACCGTTTGTTTGTTTGTTGGTTTTTGAAGGTGGATAATATGTTGAATAATAAAAAAATTATATCAGATAAGAGTGCTTTATTTGCACTCACAGAAGCGAAGGAACACTATGTTAAAGTGTCACCTGAAACAGAAGAATACCTTAAGGTTTGGGTAAAGGAACCCACTTGGCTTGAAGCCGAGAAAGCCTTAAATTCAGTTATGAAGATTGACCAAAGAACTCAATCCTTTGATATTGATTTACAAGCCATGTATAGATACATGGTTGAGAATTTTATTGAAAAGACTGAACCATCACTTTCCACTCTCGATATGCTACGATTAAGTCCGTATGTCGGGAATCAATTAAAAGAAATACTTCCTAATCCTATGTCTATGATGCAGGAGGATGAAGAAAAAAAGGATGATTAGGGGGGCAGTTAGGGGTAAAGAAACTTCCCCAAAAATTGCATCCTTAATGGTTGTCTATATGCTTTCAAAAGCATTAGGAATAAGTCCCTTAGAAGTCTACAAAATGCCGGTTAGTTTAGTCACTGATTTACTAATGGTTCACTCAGCAGTTGAAGAAATAAAATCAGAGGAAATGGATAAGATTACAAAGAAAGCGGAGAATGCTAAATATGGTCGATGAAATTCAACGGGCTTCGAGTTCTTTAAAAGAACTCAATGATAATGCTTTAGCCGGTGAAAAGATTTTTTCCGGCTTTCTTGGCACAATGGTTGAAGTTGCTGCTGGAACGGAAGGAGCAAGTAAAGCATGGACTACTTTAAGTCGTTTAACTTCTGGAAGCCCGATATGGAAATTACAGAACAAAGCAAGAGCATACCTTTCTATCTTGGCTGGTTTTCAAGAAAGAGCGTTAAGAGCAGAAAACGCACAAAGAATGCAAAATAAAGCGGCTGTTGATGCTATTCTTAATGCTGATAAATTAAAATTAGAATACATGGAATTAGTAAGAACTTTTTCAAAGGTCAATATGGGAATAGGAGAATATACTTCCGAACAAGAGGCAGCATTACAAAGCACAGTTGCCTTTTCCGAAGCAATTATGGCTGGCAAAAGTAAAAATGAAGCATACGGTGATTCTTTAATATCCTTAAGAAAACTAACGATGGAAAATTCAAAAGAAGTTAGAGATTTTTTAAAAGTTAGAAAAAAAGCCGCAAAGTTTGAAGAAAATCTACAAACGGCTAAAGGAAGAGGAAGAATAAAGGCTGGAATACAAAGCCAAAAAAGAAAAGCATATTCTATGCTAACGGGCGAAGATAGCAGAAAAAAAGATACTTCTTTTGGTATGACAGCAAGAGATTCAAGCAAAGGCTTTGGTAAAGCCCTAAAGGGTGTTTTTATTGGCTCATTTTCTAAAGGACTTAAAGATTTAAACGCCTTAAGAAAAAATGGCAACAGTAGGAAAAAAATAATGGACACATATATTACCATGAGAACAATAAGTAGCAAATTTGCAATAGGTTTTCAAAAACGGATGCTAAAGGTAGTTATGAGCGCAGGTCCATTACTTACAATGGCATTCAAAGGATTTGTATTTCTTATATTAGGAGTAATAGCATTTATGGTTTTTGCTAAAGTAGCGTATGATATTTTTAATACTATTAAAGATTTTGGAGCATTTGATAATATAAGCAATATTTTAACTTCTGTTGTTTCAATTATCGGAAAAATATTTTCCGTCGTTGGAGCATTTATTGAAGGTGACTTTACAGCCATGCTTGATTACTTAAGTAGTATTGTATCAGATATAATTGATATTGCTTTAAATGCTGCATTAGCAGCCACAAAGATAGGATTTGGAATTTTAGTAGGAGCATTTTATTCTTTGATAGATTTTGTTGATTATGCTTTATTGCAAGGTAATTTTTTCACTGTTATTGCTCCGCTATTACTTAAAATAGGGGCTGTTTTGTTAGTGGCTTACTTTGTAAAGTATATGATTGCTCAAGCACTACTGCTCGTTGGTATTTATGCCCTACCTATTTTAATAGGTGTTGTTGTTTTAGCAGCACTTGTAGCAATATATAGGAAATTTGAAGGTTCTAGAACTTTTAAATTAGTTGCTACTGCATTAACTTTTGCGCTTGTTGTGGGGGCATTTTTGATAGGGCTACCCGCTATTATCGGTGTTCTTATTGGAGCATTAATTATAGGAATTGCTCGTAAATTTAATCCATTCAAAAAGGCTATGGGTGGAACAAGTCACGGAGGAATGACACTTGTTGGAGAGCAAGGGCCAGAATTAGTCAATTTACCTGCTGGCGCACAAGTTAAAACCAATTCGCAAACAAATAGAATGATGGGTGGAACTACCGTAAATAACTACATTACCATCAATGCAAAAGATACATCTAAGGCAGAAATGCGTAGGATTGCGACTGAACTCGGTAATATGATTAACACCAAGATGAATAGAACAGGTGCTACTCGAACAATGAGATGATATTATGGGCTATGTATATTTAAAAACACAAGCATACAGTGGCAGTGACTTGTCCATTAACACAATACCATTAGATGTTTCTAGTGTTGGAATAAGTGTTTCTAAAACAATTCCTGCTTTCCCTGTTCCATTATCAGGTGTTGCTGTTGGCGAGTCTATTACTGCGGCTTTAGATTTAGGAATGGCAACAAAAAACATTTCTTTAAGTGGTACAATAACAGATACTTCAATTACAAAAACAATTGGAGGAACAAATACAACATTAACATTTACAGCACACGAAGTTGCACAAATGATTGCGGCTGGTGTTGATTCGACAGGTTTTGCTAAGAACCAAGCCTTTTCTGAATTAGTTATTTTAATGCCATCATTTGTTGATAGTGAGTATTCTGCAAGAGCAGGAATAGACACAACTGATAGAAGTACGGGAACTTTAATTCCATTAACATTCGGTTCAAGAGGTGGAGCAAATTCAAAGGATAATTTAGGCGTTCCCACTCCATTCTCAACATTTCCAGATGCTTCTACTGATATTGGCTTAACAGGATTCGTTAGAAGTTTTACTTGTAATTTTGAAGCAGAATCCTTTGATTTGACTTTTAGTTTAGAGTTTGAAGTTGCAAGTATTGTTCCTTGAGGTGATTAAATGTACGATGTATTAACAGGAAAACAAAGAGCATTAGTGTTCCCTGTTATGTGTAATGCAGATGTTAAGATTGATTACTCAGACAATGTTCCAGATTCAGCAGATGATGTTGGTTATGGTATTTGGTCGCATGGTGGTGACTTTACCTTTGAGGCCATTGTGACTCCTTATGATATTAATGGGGCCGCTATTGCATCTTTAAGAGGAAGAACATTAAGCAATACTAAAAAAATAATGCCACATGCTGCTTCAAGTTCACAAAGCAATAGATACCTCCCAATAGCAGATGCTCTTACCCATGAAATGAGAATCTTTTCTAGCACTAATTTTTACATTTCTCTTAAAAATGCAACGACAACCAATGCAAATCAACCTGCTGAATATAAAATTTTAGTTGGAATAAAATTAAGTAGTGGTGCAGTTCAAGAATTTACTACCGATAATGTTGTTATTATACCAACTAAGGATAGGGCTTGGACTTACACTTCAACAGGATTATATGGATTTAATGAAGAAGGAAGAATTGAATATGATTTTGCCGCACTTGTGGATTCAAACTTTTCTTCGGGTGGAACTACAATTAGTTGTTCTTCGGTTGTTTCCGATACCATCTCCGAAGGTGAGCCGTTGTTCATCCGAGATGGGTACGATTTTACGGCCATAGGGACCGTTTCTTCGACTGATACCTCCGCCAACACCATCACACTCGGCAGTGCCTACAATGCCGATATTTCCTCATCAACTCAATTACTACGAAGGACTTATGCCGACCCAACCTATATCAACAATTCATTTCATATCGCTTGCACCTATGATGAAACTGCTAAAGAATTAAACATTTACTTTAATGGCTTATTGGTTAAAACTGGAACTCATGCACAGTCCGGTACATTTTCATTTGAAGATGAAGATTTATTTATTGGGGCCAATGGTAATAGAGAAGTTGGTATGAGTTCAGCAATAGATAACAAACAATTTATGGGAGAAATGCATGAAATGTGTTTAACCTCAGTAATTCGCAGACGCTTTCCATCTATTACTAATTTACACCCGAATTATAACGATACATTATTTTACTTTAGATTTGAAGAGGTGGACTTATGACATTAGATGTATTTAATGAAGGTATGTTCGTCGCAACAAGCCAACCAAGTTCGGGAACAGTTGCCTCCTATAATTTTGATGTTCCTACAAATCCAGTAATGACTACTCTCTCTACATCATTTACAAGTGGAGATGTTTTATTTTCTGCCATATATACCGATGATAGTGAAGAAAGTGCTTTTAATGAAGTAATAAGTAGTGCTACATTACAAGCAGAATACGAAAATCTATCAGTGACAAAAGGATTCAATATTCATTGTTTTGATACTGTTTCTTCAACAGGTGTTAGTTTAGCGACAATAGATGCCGCAACCGGCTCACCTAATATAAACACTCACTATTACTTTGTTTTAATTCATTCCGACGACCATCTAAAACATCATTTTGCTAGAATTACAGAAATTAAAACTAGTGATGTATTAGGTGACTCTTTTGACTTTGAGCCAAAATTAGGAAATGAAATTGCTCAAGGAACTAAATTTAAATTATACAAAGGGCCGGCAATTACTTCAAAGGGCGTTGCTTTTTCAGCAGGTATTAAGCAAGACCTAAAGACTTCATTACAAGTAGCAAGACCTCACTTTTGGTTTGTTAATGATTCTTTAGATAAAGATAATCAATTAGACCACAATACTAAATATTTTGCTAGAATAGATGGCGAGGGTGACGGAAGTAGCATTACATTAAATACTGCGGCAAATAGAGTTGCATTCCTAACAGTTTCCGATTATAAAGAAAAGGTAGTTGATTACAGTAAATTTTCATTAAACGCCACTAGCCATGACACTTTAGAAAGACTAGATTATTTATTTCATAAGTATGGTAATACCTTTACTGCTACAACAGTAGCCGGTTCTGCTGAACTTACAATTACCGGCGGTAGTATGGATTCTACACTAATGTTCAAAGGTTTATCATTACAAGGAACAGGTATTAAAACAGGAACTAGTGGAACAGGAACAAATAAGTTCTTGTCTTTAGATTCAAGTAGTTCAACTAATAAAATAATTATGGAATTTGCAGCACATGGTAGTGCGACAATTACTGTGACAATGTTTGATAACGAAAGGTCTAATATTGGAACTGATGATGCAGATTATGATAATTATATTGAACATGCAAATAGAGATGTTGCTGATGCTGATGCAAAGAATGACTTATCCGGCCCTACAAGATATTTACATTATGATTACTCTCCAACTAAAAACAATTCTACTATTAATGTTGTTGATTTAGAAGTTCAAGAATCTATTGGCAACAAATCAAGTTATGCTGATTTAAAAATCTCCGACCCTTATCGTATCTTATCAAAGAAAATAATTAACTATGATGCCTTGCGAATAAGGCAAATGGTTCATAGGGGCGACTTTAATGATTGGATTTCATTTGGAGCAACAATAACTTCATACACCTCTAAGAATGGTAGTAATCAACCACTTTATGCTATAAACACTCCTGTTGATTTAAGAGATTATTTAAATGTTAATGATGAAGTTTTAATCAATTCTAGAGTAATGATTGTGGTTGATTTAGATGCATCAAATCTTAGATTTAGGACTGAGAGTAGATTAGAAACAGAATCTATATTTACTACTTCCACTAACTTAGAATCAATTGCGGCAGATACTGAAATTTATAGAAGAGCATGGAATACAACAGATGGTACTCTTTTGACAGGAATGAAAATGATTGATGGTAGAGAGGGCGGTTTAACTATTTCTTTAATCAGTGATGAGTTTTCTCAATTAGAGGCAACAGTCACTTCGTATGTTTCTCAAACTGGATTATTAACCATATCTCTATTTAATCAAGGCTACGATACTAAGACAGCATTAGATAAAATGTCTGGGCAATATATGATTTACAATGAAAAATTAAATGGTAGGATTACAAACCTCAAACAAGAAAAAGTTGATGGTGCTACCATAATGAATATCAATGGTGCTGATAAACTTAAAGAATTACTTGACCCAATTATAGAAAAAAATACATTGTTCTCAAAAGATATTGTGTATTCAACGGACAGCCCATATAATAAAGTCACAGCATTAGGAGCAAATGCAACAACTGAATTTACAAACAATACTTTGACTTTAAGTGGAAGCACTACACTAATTACAGGGGATAAAATATTTGCTAAGACGACTAGTGGCTCAATGGTATATCTTGGAGAAATATCTTCCGGTGGAACAGGAACTTCCTTTTCATTTACTACTACCTGTAAAGGAGAAGTAGACACTAAAGCAGCATATAAAGCGTCAACAAAATATACGGTATTCAATAAAGCATTATCTTCTAATGCATTTGTTTCTTCTGCTACTAGTCTTTATGGTACTGCAAATAAAGGTCTTTTCTTTGAAAGTGGTACTACATTAGTGGATGGCGTCGAAACTGTTTCTCTTCCACCATCTTCTATAAATACTACTAATCCAAAATCAAGGGGATATTACTTAAGTGAAGCAAAGAACATGAAATCAGATAATCTCTTCCAAGCAAGATTAGATGATAATGCTTCAAGTAAATCATATTCCACCTTTGATACAGTTAATACACTTATTGATTTTAATATTCTTTCTATTCAAGAAGTAGAAGGAAACCAAGTTATTGAAATCGCTCCACACATTCCATTAACATTGGCTAGAGTAGATAATAACTTCGGTAATACACAAGATATTGATGTTAAAATTCCTTTAGGGACTTTAAGTTCTGCGGCTGTTGCTTCCAGTGGGAATACCTATTTAGAAACAACTTCAATTCTTAGTTTATCTAGCACAACATTCCCAAGAAGGTATCATGGAAAGCCTTTGTATATTTCTGATGTTTTTGCAGGATTCATAGTACAAGCCAATTATTTTGGTGGCAACACTACAATTAGAATTTATATTGATAGAGTAATACCCGATGCAGATAATGGCTCTACATTACACACATTAGATGGTGGTTTGTTAAGAGATGGTAATTCTACGACAAATACTACAAATGAAACGACTAAATTAACTCATGAACTTTCAATATTAAATGGAGCGCATTTACACGGTGGTAAGATTATTGCACCTTTACACCCAAGTAGGAGCGCATCTTCAAGTGATGATGGAATGTATAACATTCTGGATATACCTTATTATTTTAATACGGGTACTTATTCAAAAACATTTGCTGATAGAACAGGTGCTTCGTATTACAGAATTATTAACTTAGAAAAAGGTAATGTGAATAACATTAAATCCAAAGTGACCTCTTATGCTGCATTTGGTGATTTAACTTATTATGCAAGTATTATCAATAAGATTCCATATTACGCTTCTTCATATAAATTTAATCCTGCTTTCTATATTGATAGTGGATTACAAGATAATTTAACGGGTGTCAATAAAACAGATAATCCAGTTCGAGCGCACTCATTGATACAAACTAGGGGTTATGTTCCACCAAGCGGTTCTAAATTCTTTGATACTATTGTTCATCCAACGGGTTCTGCCGCACTATATCTTTTACCGCCCGACCCCCATACTAACACAAGTGAATTAAAAACACCCTATGTAGCCAAAGACATTATTCAACAACCTGACCCTAAAGTAGCAAGAATGTTTTTATTCGTAAATTCTGACTTAAGAGCATATTCATCAACAAGAAAAGACAGTCTATTGTATTCTGGACAAACTAGAGATATTACTTCTTATAACCTTCTTGCATTAACCGAACCAATAACAACTGAATCTTCAAACCCAAAAGATAATACTGGTGTCACAACTAAAACAATAACACATAAAGATGGTAATTATTCATCGACTTCAATTATATCCAGCGACAAAACACTTTCTTCCTTAAATCGCTTTAGTATGATGCGTTTAACTGAACTTTGTTTTGATTGGGCATTTAACCAATTTGACCCAGAAAATCCCCCTGCTGGTAATAAAACTCTTCCTGTGTTTTATTATCCACATGTTAGTATTGTTAGTTTAGGAAATATTTCTAGTATCAGTGGAACTCAAATTGATATGACCGCCATTATTACTATTGCTAATGGTGATTATATCTTGGATAGTGAAGGAAGGTATATAGGTACGGTTTCCTCTAGTTCTACAATTTCAGGTAGTTTTACAAGAATCGTGACTACCGCCACAGCATATAAAACAAATGGTAATGCTTACTTTACTGGCGCAGGTGCTCAAAAAGTAATAGTTGCTACTGCTGAAGAAAAGGCTTTAATTTCTGGACATGGAGAAGTAGATACCTTTGTTAGATTTGGTAAAGAAATACACATGCTTAGAAGTGCAGTTATTAACAATGCTGATGATGCTGTTAATAATGATATAGAAGGATATGGCACAAAAAAATCAGACGGCAGTAGTGGGGGTAGTGAATGGTCCGACCATTACGGCGTTGCTTTAGGGCATCAAAGCGCACCTGCTACAAAAGACCACAATACTTATGCTCCAATAGGAATAGAAGGAGATAGCAAATTAGCAGAATCTTCAGCACTAGACCATCATCCATCTAAACTTTTCCAATTATTTGATGATTTAGATGATTTTACTGCCAATACAGATGCGGCAGGAGTGACAAGTGCTGATGAACTGTATATTAAAAGTTGGTTGCCTGTATTTTTAGATAGATTTAAAATAGAAGGAGGAAGTCAATTAGTTGATTCTGGAATGGTTGGTGCTGAAATAACCGGTGCCAATAAGTATAGAGATAGCACTTCAACAAATAAAATAGGATTAGTTGGATTTGCATTAAATGAAAAATTTGCAGATAAAGAAACCTTGGACCATTCTGCAAATATAACTTATTCTAATACAGCAGATGGAGCGATGTTAGCATTCAAACCAAGACTAAAAATAGATACAAGTGCTCATTATGATGGTTCTAATAGCCCAGATAAAGCAATAGGAGCATCCGATATTATTAGGTATTTTATTCCTGCAAGTGGTGAACATACTTGGCTAAAGTTTGTTGATTTAACTGGAACATATTTAGCATCAACAATAGGTAAATATGTGGATAGCGGTGGAACACAGGGAAGTTTAACCACAGGCCAAACTAAAAGTCTTAATGACGCAACTCCAACAACATTAGCATATGTTATTTCTCACGAAATAGACCACAGCAACGGAACTGAAACTCACATTATTGTCACGGATAGAAGTTTAACAAGTGATTATTATAGAGTCCTTCAACCAAATCATACTTTTTCATATGATTATTCACCCAAAAAGATACAACTAAATACTCTTTCTTCTTCTTATACTAAAAAACCATACTCTCAAGAAATGTATAGTGGAATCAATGCATATCAATTACAAAATGCTAAAGGAGATAGGGATTTACAAGGAAATAATGAAGGTATTTTATCAATGTATGTTTTAGTAGACATTGAAAATTTATCCTCAGATACAGAAACTGTTGTCACTACTGACTCAATGGATAACATATTAGAAAATAAAAGTGGAAAGTATTGTGTGAGTGACGGAGAAAATGTATATTCTACTGAACTAACATATGAAAGCGTTTCTTCACATGAAAAGTTTATTTCCTTTTCACAAATTAAAGAAACAATTGGTGTAGTTTCAGTTTCGGAAATTACATCAATTACGGTTGGTGGAGAGTCACCAATTGACACCAATTCAAAAAGAGCCATGATTGGTTCTGTCGTTAGTATTTGCCAAGAAGCAGACGACCTCATAGAAGAATTGCTTGAAGAACAAGACACACCATTTACTATCACAAAAGAAACTTATCCTCTTTTCGTTGCTCCTAACTTTGACGGCATCAGTATCTTTGAAGCAATTAACTTCTTGCTAAGAAAGAAAGAACAGACCCTAATACAAAAGAATGAAACCTTTGAAATAAAACCAAAAGACTCATCTGGCTTTTACAATGACCTACTCATTAGCGATAACGGCGATATTAGAATCTATGAATACGAAGTGTTAGATAGCACATTTGAAGAATACAATGAAATCATAGTCAATGGTAAATCTCACAAATCTAAGAAACAAGACCTAAGAAGCGTTAAGAAGGTTGGAAGAAAAACACTCAAGGTCTTTGAAAGAAAACTAACAACTCAAGAAGAAGTTGATACGAGAGCAAAGGAACTTCTTATTCTACATAAAGGCGACAATAAAAAACTTAGAATTAAAATAGGACATAATAATATAAGCCAAATACAAGTTGGTGATGTTGTCAATGTAGAAGTTAAACAGGAAAACATACCTAGAAATCAATACATCGTTTTAGAAATTACCCACCTAATGACCGGCTTACTTGAATTAGAATTAGGTAAATACAGCAAACAGTTAGAAGATAGATTTTCCGAACTTACTGTTGATGTTGATACTGCTCAGACATTACAGAATACTAAAAACAATGAGCAATCAACTGTTCTTGGTTTCTTAGAAACTGTTAAAATTAAACCAATTAGATTATTAGTTCGCAAACGAGCAACAACGGGTTCAATGACACTTGGATTCACGACAGCATTAAATACAGGAACAGCACCACTTGGATTCACAGGTGGGGCCACAATCACCTATACAGACTTAGTGGAGGAAGAATTTTGATAACTGACTTATTACGAGATAAACTTGCGGCCTATATTTTAACTTTAGCAAATCACACAAATGCAGAAGGTGATGTTGGATTAGGTGGTAATTCAACAAGTCCAGCCGCAACCACATTAGATGTTCCTTTAGGTGTCACTACTTCACAATATGTCGCAACACGCTCCGGCGACAATGTAATTGAAATTAAAATAATGGTTGAAGGTGCAAACATTACAGGTAAAGTTATTCGTGAAGCAAGTTTCGGAGGAAACGATGGTTCAACTGATGAAATGTTATCAAGAGTTAATTTTGAAGGTGTTGGCCCTTTTGCGTCAAACGAACAATTAGAAATATTTTTAATGTTAGAGGTGGAATAAGATGGTAGAAAATAACCCGCATAAGATTTCAACAATGGGAAGAGGAACTTTAGCAGCAATTACAGACGCTTCAGATTTTCCCCATACTGGTTTAATTAAAGGTCTTTCCCAAATGGCAAGACAAAATATAGTAGTAAAGGGGTCAAATGATTCGGCTTCACACGATTTCAATATAACACAGGCTACTAGCGGGAATGTTATTCAAGTTGCTCAAGGAAGTTATTTGAGAGATGGTAAATTATACACTGCAAGTGCGGCTAATTTTACTATTGGTACAACAAGTAATGATACTAGTTTATTAGCCCATACAGAATTTGATAAGGGCTATCACTTATTGGTGATAAATTCTTCAAATGCTATAAAAATAAGACAACCAACTGTGGCAGATAAAGTTCCCGATTATACCTCCGGCGACACAATTATTGCTATAATTGAAGTTTCTTCCACCACAGGTGATGGAACGAGAAATATTCAATTCTTAACAAGTGATAAAACAGATAACAGTGTAAGTATTGCCTATACTGCATCAAATACATATACAGAAACAATGTCTATTGTTGGAACTAATGATAGAACAGTATTTAGAAATACAATTGCTAATGCTGACATTAGATTCATATTGGCTGATAATACTGCCGATGAAAAGTTTGAGGTTGTGACTGATGATGATTCGGACGGAGATGGAGATACTACCGTCTTTTCAATTGACGGTCAAGGTTTAGTGAGTATTACAGGAGTTGATAAAAATGATGCTGACTTAGTTATTTCAAAAGATGTTGCTGGAAGTATTGGTAGGGCGGGTATTTCTTTAATTTCAGATAACTCAACAAATGGTCAATCTGGAAGATTAACTCTCGAAAGAACTGCCGGTTCCAGTTTTATTGGAATGGATATTGCTACTGATTCAAGAGATGGAATTAGAATTTTAACAGGAGATGGTTCGGAAACCGAAAGAATGAGAATAAACGATGATGGAAAAGTAGCGATAGGTACGGCTACCGTTGATACTAATTCTTTATTGGCAGTTGAAGGAGCCATTTCTCTTGATGAAATTAGCGCACCTACAAATACAGCAGATAGAGGACAACTCTACACTAATGCAGATAATGAACTACACATGATTGACGGTGCGGGAACTGATACTGTTTTCTTAAAGAGTGGAAAGCATTCTATTTGGGTTCCTTCATCAGCCATGACCCCATTAACAACAAATGGTTGTTCTGTATTGACACAAGTTGAAATGACAGCAGGTAGGCCGGAACTACAAGTATTGGATTTTGCCGCAGATGCAGATGATTTTTGTCAATTTACGGTTGCATTCCCTAAATCTTGGAACGAAGGAACAGTGACATTTCAACCATTTTGGACTGTCACAGGAACAAATACAGGAACAGCCGTTTGGAATTTGACGGGTATAAGTGTTGATGATAACTATGCAATTAATAGCGGTTATCCTTCAATAGCCGCTACCGGAGCAAAAGCACATAGCGGTACTTCTAATGACCTCAATACTAGTCCAGAAAGCGGAGCATTAACAATAACAAATGCTTCTGTTGATAGTGTGACCTACTTTAGATTAAGTTTAGATACGAGTTCTAGTTCACAAACAGGAACAGTTCGTCTTATTGGCCTTAAATTATTCTATGATATTAATGCGGGGAATGACGAGTGAGTTTTGGTTATGTTGTTCTTGGTTTCAATTCTTATCCTAAAAGGGGAGAAGCCGCACCTTCTTCTCTTTTAATACAAGATGCCGCAGGTAATGATAATAGATTTACTACTACTATCGGAGCATCTGTCGCACATGATAATGATTTTTCAAATCCCTATATTGTAGCGGGATTAGCAGGTTCTACTATTACTTTTGGATTTTATTCACAAGTTGTAGGAAATGTAAATACTTTTCAATGGTCTGTTTTGAATATTAACGACCCGCAAGGAGTTATTGCTTCATATAGTTCAACTCCAAGTAGCGGGAGTATTACAGGCCCAACAACTGTTAATTGGACAAATTTAGCAATTACCTTAGCCGGTTCTATAAGTGGTGGTTCTATGGCAGAATTTGAAGTTAGAGTCGTTGCTACCAATGATGGCGGCTCAGATACATCGAACTATACATTAACTTTCTTAAGTCCATGATAAAAAAAGAATTAATCATAAAGATGTTGCTATTTATAATTGCAATATCTTACTTCATTTTTCTTTGGATAGGCCCTACCTTAGTGGGCAATCGTTATGGTTAGTAAAGTAAGAAGTTCAAAAATTTTTGCATAAAAAAAGGCGAGCCGACCCGTTAGGGCCGACCCGCTATTTCTGTTTTTACACTCCAAATACTCCTACACTCTCTACATTCCCACAATTTTACTTGGTCACTTGAACCAACATAAAACCCTAAGATACGCTTCGCAAGCGTATTCTTTCCGCAATACTTACAAGTTTGTTTTAAACTCATTTATTCTCGCCTTGTTTATCTTCACCAAGTAGTCTGCTAATGTACTCTTCCACGCTTTTTTCAGTGATATTAGAACCACCAAATGCTGCGAAGAATAGCAACGAAACTACTATCAAGAAGATAAACAAGCCAAACCATTCTGCTGTGGACATTACCAATCAACTCCTAAATCTATAAACTCTTCTTTTTCAATAGAGAATGCTTTTACTATGCCGTTTTCTTTACCATAACTCCAAAGGTCATAAACTAATTGAGTATCTTTCATACAATACTCAACCACTTCATCGTATTTACCCATTTTCCATAACTTAGGAGCATCTGCACTATCCATCAGTTTGAAATCATCCATAGTACATTTGACTAAGTTCTTCAGTTGAAACCTTTCGCCATGACCCTTGAGTAAATCTTTGCTTGTGTCTATGTATTTATTCTCCTTTAAATATTTATGAATACAGTATATATCCATAGAATCCCTAAGTATAGGCAAATCAAATGCCGCTAAATTATGACCTAATAATTTACCACCCTTTTGAAGATGTTCGTCTAAGTCATACTTTAACTGTTGTAAAGACTTTACAATGTGACCGCTTTTGGCGAAAGAATCAACAGGTTCATCAACATAAACAGTTCCTGTATTTCCATCCCAAGTGGCAACTGTTGAAACTTGAAACATATGAGTATTAGCAAATCCGCCAATCTCATGTGACATATTCTTTGTTTCAATATCTAATGCTAAAACGGACATTGAAATCACGAACCGTTAGTCCATAGTTTAGAAATCTTTGCGCTTTCTTCATCAACGGGTTCTTCTACGCCAATTCTGCGTTTAAGGAATGCCACAATGTTTGTGTTTGCTACTGATAGCATACTGCAACATTCCCAACCCTCATCACCGTAAGTATCTAATGTTTCTATAATAACTTTCGGTCCCTTCGTAATGTCAAAAACGACATATGTATTTTCGTATTTCATCTGCTTTCCTCCTTTAGTTTCAAATATGGTGAACGACCTATCTTTTTCATATCAAAGAACCTTTCATATTCATTCCATATCCTGTATATTTGAGCCTGTGATTTACCTATTGCAGTTTGAAGTTCCTGTAAGAATAAAGTCTTGTTGATGTATGGTTCCTTTACTGTTGCCATTTTGTCATAAACATTGATAAACTCTTCTTTATGGGAGATTACAGAAGACTTCGGCCCTTGCTGTCGTAGGCTTCGCTCAAGCCATTCAACCAATGTCTTATAACATTGTCGGGTAATGGCCCCTGCTTGCCTAACATTTTGACCTGTCACACGGTATCTTAGGTCTTTATTTTTAATAGCCGGTGCTTGAGCAATACTACATAGCACTGACATTTTAATTAAAATTTTAAGTAGCCGAGTAATAAAATTGCTAGCGACTTCTCTTACGAACAAACCGCTAGAATTAATAAAGTTCATCATGCTTTCATATTCTAACATTAGAACTTCTCTAAAATCATCTGTATAAACCATTGTGTCCATAGCAGTTCCTCCATCTTCAAGAACTTCCTTATAGTGCGCTTGTAGCGTATTATAAATGTTCATAATTGCCTTTGTAAAGTCTTCGATTGGCCCTTCAACATCTTCATAAATACCGGCTTTGAGTATCTGTTGCTTTCTCATTTTATCTAAAACGGCTTCGGGAACTTCCCAAATAAAGCATAGCATTCTTTGAAGGAGTCCCTTTTCAGTCATAATAGAATTTAGTTCCTTTGGTGGATAAGTCATAGCAAGAACACTTCTTTCAGAAAAGCACTCGATTAAGTTTCCATCCACTAAAATTTTACGCATAACCCAACTCTCACCGTGTAAAGTATTCATCATAGTATTCAATAAAACCACAGTATCTTGCTGGTGTTGGCTAGGGCTAAATACGCCGGAATATTCAAACTCATCGTAATGGACAAAACCATGCCCTTGTAAGGCTCCCGAAAAGAATTTCTCCACCCATCTTCCGGTAGGTCTTTCATTCCCTTCATCGTCTTCGTCCATTACTTGTATGTTTTTCCATGTTCCTATTAAAGCCGCACTTGTAGCGACTTGAACGGAAAAGGTATCAAATTGCTTTGCTTTAGAATTACCGTCTTCGTCAATAACATTTCTATCTATTGGATGAGTCCCTTGTTTATTTATTCTGGCAAATACATTTTTTGCAATAGGCCCAGTAAAATTATACAATGTTGACTTACCTGAACCGGAAGTTTGTATTTGACACGAATGTATTCGTGTATCTTCAATATTTCTACCATTTGGTATCTTCACAAAGTCTTTACATATTTGTCCAAGCAAAGCAAAGAAATTAATCACTGCTGGTACTTCATTAAAGTGAGCAACCTTTACTGCTGACTCTTGATAAAGTCTAACAATTTCAGGTAGTTTCTCACTAAAAGATGCTGTATTTTCTTCGTGGTTTTTTAGGAAAGTTTCTTCCCATTCTTCATCATAATCTTCATTCATATTTTCACCTTCTTTTCGGAATTTAGAGTGTTTAATATTCGTGAGGCCAATACTTGACCCACTCCATCGAGGTACTGCAATTCCTCTTCTGTTTGTTCTCCTATCTCCATGATAGAACCATATTCTTTAATTAAGATTTTGGCTTTTTTAATTGACACTCCTTTAATACTTGTGAGAACATCAAGTCTTAAATCATCAGTGCTGACCCTTTTGAATACTTCGGGTCGTATAACATCTCGCTGTATGGGTTTCATTTTACATATTGCCGTAATTATTAGGGATGCTTCTTCTTCTGTTGGAACCCAAAATGCTTTTACATCTGTATCTAATGTTATTCTGCCTATTGCTCCTAGAAATTTATTATTTAACATAATACTTCTAGCAGGTTCCTGTATGTTAGCCTTGCTATATTTTTTAACATTAAATATGGCTTCGGCAATATCACCATATATAATAACAACATTAGTTTTGTAATGTCTATCCATGTTATCTATTTGTGTCCACAATCTTTTACTTATCACTGAACCCAAAAAATCAGTTGTTGACTTTGCTTCAAAACAAACATCGTCAAAAATATAATCTCCAATTTCTAACCATTTCTTTTCAGTTTGAATATTCAAACCCTTCGCTTTACTCTCAACTAGTTTTACTAGTTTAGAACCTTCTTTTTCTCTACTGTCTATAATTAACATACTTGTTCCTCCTTATCTAAAAAGGTCGGGTATCGCCAACACTTCCCCACGCAATACCCATCGGGGATTAGCACTGTTTTACAGAATGGTGTTTTGTAATTACCAAACACTGTAAATCGTGCGTGTTTTCTTGTTTCATATTCATTCCAATCTAGCCAAATCTCTTCATTCTCTTGTACTAATTCTTTAATTTCTTTTACTATTATGTCTAATACTTTTTGTTTTTCTGCTATTGTTTGTAATGGTCTTCGTTGTGTTAGTAAATCTCTATACCAAGAAACTAAATATGCTCTCGCCATGTGCGATGGATTCTCAACCATAATAGCACTGTGCAAACAAGGCAGTATTGGCAATTTACCAGAATAATTAGGTACTGAAATCTCACCTTCAACCGCTTCGATAGGGGGTGCGATGGGAAACTTGGCCTTGATTTTGCCACCCTTCTTGAAGGGTATAAGCCTCATACTTGATGCTAAAGAAAGAATGTGGCTTACATCGTTTGAAAGGTCTTCTTCGACTAGAGGAATACAAAAATAAGGATTGCCTTCATTATCAGAAGAAGACATATTAACTGTATTTGGCACACGCCTTAATCGTGTTGTTTGTCCGACCCTATCATCAAGCGTTATGTCCTCACCTACTTTTGAAATCAAGTATTTTTTAATTTGACGAAAAAAGGTTTGAATACTTCTCATATCTTCTGCGGGTTCTCCAAAAATAAACATATGAAAACCACGACCTGAGAAAAATAAAGTATATTCAAATTGTTGTTCTAATACTAATTCCATAACAATACACACATCACGGTAGGCTTTCTCAATCTTTTCTCCATGTGCATCAAAGTCTAAGAATATTCTATCTAGTATAACTGAGGAATCTATTTTTGCAGTTTCAGAAAAATGCTCAAAATCATAAACAGTAGTATAAACATTCGTCCTATTGTTTTGTGCATTCACAAAATTGATATACTCATTCTTCGAGAATACTATTTTTCTTTTCATCTGTGGTGCGTTCTTGATGTGGCTCCCCGCCCATACTTCCCTCGGATATTTCATTTTCATTACCTCCAAAATCAACTGTTGCTGTGTTCAGCATTATTCTAATTACTCCGGCAATTTCACCGGAGAGTTTTGTTTTTATTGCATTTCGCATAACATCTTCAAATGTATGTCCAACGAAACCTTCGTTTATTTTTATTTCTCTGATTAAGTCAAACCTCTCACTAAGTTTCGACTCGCTATAAATTTCATTAGCGAGCGAGTCGATAGTTTGTTTGAGATTAGATATTTCTGAGAATGTCCAAGACCTTGCCAATACCTTTAATTTGATTATTTCATTGTTCATATTTAATCGCCTCAAATCTATTTAGAAGTGCCTCAGCATATCCTCTAATATCATCATCGTATCTTCCTAAGTGGGAAAGGATGGTTATTGCGTCTTCTGCTATTTTATACATATTATCAGACATAATATCAAACCCATGTGTCTTCTTGTGCCGCTTCACAAATTCCAAAGAAACTACAAAAGGAACAAGTCTTGTAATAGAATTTTGTAGGAAATTGCTTCATTTCATAGGCTCTTAGTAATTTTGCGATACTATACATAACCGAAGTCATTGACCGTTTCTTAACAGGTTGTGCAAAGACATAGTTTGATACAGGATAATACCAACCCCAATGAGTCACCGGTATATTCGGGTCAAGTCCATTCTTAATTAAGACTTCGGGTTCTGCATTTTCAATAAGCAATTGATAAAATGCCATCTCTTTACGCATCATTCCCGCCTTATAATCTTTCCACGGACCTGTTTTAAATTCAAAAGGAACATAGCCACCGTTTTCTAGGAAGATTCTATCAATAATTCCTTGAATATGAATCTTATAATCCCTTTGTAAAGTGAATGGTTCATAACCAAGTGACGCATCTCCCTTATATGGGCCTTGAGGAATGGTTATTTCCGCATCGAATTTACCTTCATTACAAACAGGTAAATATTCTTCTGTCTTATTTTCAGTTCTCGATTCCAAGTATCGGCTAGTTTCAAACGATGCTATGTTTAGAGAAATATCATAGTATTCATCAATGGGTGTTAATGCTGTAATGTATTCACCTACTTCATCAGCACTCATACCTTCTGCTTTTTTAACATCGAACTCATTAAAAAAGTCCTCTCTATGATTATGCAAGACCGTTCCTTTACGCATAGCCTCCGTTTGGTCTTGAGGCAAACGCTGGATATAAGAAAAGTCATACTTTTTATTGCACCAATCAAAGGAGCCAAGAGAAGACTTGGTTATTTTTAAGATAGGCTTTGTCGGGTCACTGTAATTTTCAGGTTTCCAATCGTATGTAAATTCATCCATTGATTTAATCACTGCTTCATATTTTTCATCATCGTTCATTTAAAACCACTCATCCAATTTTTTTTGTATTTTTCCTGTTCTTATGCTAGATAAGTCCCAATCCATCGCTCGATAAATCGGCTCGGCCTTTTTCAAGACCTGTTGTGCATAGTGTTCCCAATCTGGTTCACAAGCACTAAAGTCTTCGTAAGTTATGCCTGAAATGTATTCAGCATTTCTTTTCTCCTTTGTTAAAGGATGGATGAAGGTGTCCATTGATTTAATTTTTAGATACAAATAAGTATCATCAAAATCAGTTTGATTTTTCTGCTGAACATATAGAACTCCAGCAATACCCGAACCTATGCTCGGTTTCTTTCCAGAAAAGGTCACAAAGTTTTTCGTGTCTTCTCCGCATTTTTTACACCACTTTAAATCTAAACATTCATTCAAGTGGTATTTACTACCACATTCATTACATTTAACATTAAAGCGTTCCTTTCTCAATCGGCTTCTTTTTATAACTGATTCTATTTCTAATTGTCCAGAAATTACTGACGAATAAACTGCATTTAACTTAGCATTAATCTTAGAAAGGGGTTCTTGATTGACCCACATTTTAAGAACATCTGTTTGAACTGACTTAGATAATTTTGTTTCGCTCACTCTTTTAGCAGTGAAGCCGGTCATTGTAAATTTAGGCTTTTCTAACCATTCTCCATCATCCCAAGCAACCATTCCTGCATTTCTGTTTTTCGTAGTTCCTACACCTAAAGCAGAATAATACTTCTCGAACTCCAATACAACAGGGTGTTGCTCTAATCCCATTACATTAGGAAAGTGTTCCCTAACAGACGATTCAATTTCTTTGATGGCAACTTTAGCCGACTCAACAGAATCTATTTGAACATAGATTGAATCCGTATGTCCATAAACCACTTTCATTTTACTCACCAATTAAAGATAACATAGCCCCTATTGGGGCCACTATTGTAATAATAATAATTGCAAAAATAATTTCAATAAACTTACCTATCATTTAATCACCTCAAGTAATATGCGAACTTAGAAGCAGGAGCCTCATGTTCTTGTTGTAGTTCTTGAATTGCTTTATACATCTTAACAAGATGTTCGTTCTCTTTATAGAGAACCTCCAATTCTTCTTCAAGCCTCTTAAGTTTCTTTTCTATTTCTTTTATTCCTATTTCTTTCATATTATCACCGTCATTATGGTTATAATGGTTGCTATATTTACGATATTTACCATCATCAATATCTTATTGCTTTTAGCAATCATTAGAAGAAGTTCTTCTAGTAATTCGTTGGTTTTATCCATCATCATACATCTTCCTCCTTGAGAATTATAGCGTTCCTCTTTAAGTTGTTCATCATCTTAAGAATGTCACGAATTTCTTCTTTCGTGATTTCCCAAGTTTCATCAGTATCATACGATACTTTTACTGTAATTAATTTAGTCTTCATCCGTTTTCCTCCAATACCTATTTGCTTTTCCAATTCTCTTCTTGACACAGATTTGGTTTAGGTAGTAAGCAACAGACCACGGACTAGAAACATAATTCGTATTTTTACGATTATCTAAAATTATTCCATGAATTTCTTTTGCTGTAAAAGGCTCAGGTACATCGACAATTGCCTGTTCAATCCAAACTTTCATTCTATTGTTAATCTTTGTCATTTTACTTCCTCCTATAAACTCCATCATCAACTTTTCTTGCGTGTCTTTTACAATAGTGTGCCAACTGTGTTCTATTTCCAATATAGATACTCTTGCCTTTCTTGTTAATAATAGCACCCCTAAGTTCATCAAGGGTAAATGAACCACTAAATGTGTCCATCGCTTCTAATATCCATCGTTCTATTAATTTCATTCTTCTTCACCCGTTATTTCTTTTATTATTCTTTCGGCTTCACATAATTTACAGTGAATCCTTGCCTCGAATTGAGGATTGTGTTTTAATGGTTTTTTACATTTCATACTTTCATCTCCTTTATGTTCTCTATTGTTTTATAGAAAGGGGCTAACAATTTATCATCTGCAAAATGAATAGTTGCTAATGTCGTAAAAATAAAATCCCAATGAGGATTTAACTCCCATTTACTCTCAACTGTTTTGTATTCTGTCCACTTAGGTTCTAGTAGTTTATGAACTTCTTCTCCTAAAAGATTCTTCCAATCAGTTTCGGGAGAGTGTGTTAATTCACACATAGTTGCTAAAAAACTGTAAATGTCACTTCTCATCCTTCCATCTCCTTTGCTTTAAATGCCGCTAATCTAATTGCTTCTCTAGCACTAGCAGTAATACTAGCGGCTAAATCTACATCAGCCCAACCAAATCCTTGATAGGCTACAATTCCGTAAAATGAAGCCATTAGGCGTTTTACTGCCATTTGATTGTTATGCCACTTTACTTCTTCCTTAGAATCTCCGGCCTCTCTTGCCTGTCGCATGAGCCGCTTATATTCATTCCGCAAAGTCTTCAATTCAAGAACGGCTCTTGGCAATAAACCAAGTTTATCTGTTTTGTAATAAAGTGTGTGTTCTCTTGTTGTTTCTGAGAAATCTCTTGGTGTTAGAATATTAACACCAAATTCAGTAGGTTCGTTTGATTTAGTTTCCCATGAAATATTGCGAGCAATCATCATTGATGGGTACAATCCTGCAAAATCAAAAGCCGCTACATTAAGATGTAGTCCGTTCGTTCCTTCACTAAGAGGGTCATAAATCATAGCACCTTCATAATCCTGTCTTTCAATATTTTTATCACCCGTTGGTGCTTTCCAAGTAGCATTCCTCATAAAATATATCGAACCCATATTACTTGCATAGAAACAAGATTCAAACGGAGCGCACAGTAATCGCTGTAATGAGATAATTGCTTCGCTACAAAAGTTTGTTTCATCAATTTCAACCATTAACTCAACATCAACTAAAGCATATTTAAGATATGTTTCTGTATCTTCGAGCCAAGCCCTGCGATAAAATTCATTTGGGTCTGGGAATTTCTTAGACACTAACTTAGTTTTACCAAGAACTTCTTCAGAAATATAGTTTAAAGACATTGATGGTAATGTTCCTCTTTGTGAATCATTCCACTGTCGCTCAAAAGCAAGGTCTAAATTGAGGGTTATGCGGCCCCCTATGGGCTGTTGGACCGGACTGAACCCACTTTCACCTTTAGTGAAAACAAGGCCGTTAGGGGTCTTCTTTACCCCTTCTATGCGGTTAATTGGTGACATGAGCATGGGGTTAATTCCCAAAGCACAGCACCTTTCAAGCAATTTTGGAATATCTGCAAAATTACCAAACCATGCAATTAACATATCGGGGTCTTTATTTACCATAACTCGAATAAAGGATTCAATCATTTCCTTTTCATCATCAAAGAACAACGGTTGCTCTCCTTCATAATTAGGGAACCAAGCCCATTGATAGTATTCTTTATCATAATTATCGTACATTACAATAGTAGTAATTTCATCATGGTGTTCTCCACCTTGTTGCCATTCCATATCCCAATACCATTTACGAAGTTCGTATTCCGGCATTTCGTGAATCTTATCAACAGCATATCTGTTAGTAATAGAAACATCTGCTTCAAAGGTCTTGTTCCATTTTTTACGGGCTTTGTAAATATCACTAGCCTTTTCAACAACAACCTTTTGTAAAGGCTTACCTTGCAAAGAAACCCAATCGCCTTTAATATACTTAAATGGTCGGGTAATGTGACGGCTTGCTGAATAATCATCAAACCTAAACTCTCCGTCTTCTATAAAGAAGTAAGGGTCGAAAGCCTCAAGTTTAAATTTACGCTCGCCATTTTCTCGCCATGCTGTGTATATGTGTTTTTCGTCTAAGCATTTACTAATTATCATTTTAATTACCACCGGTATAGGGTGCTTTTAATATCTTTCTGTTGTTGGCTACAATGAGCAAAGGAAACTCATCTTTTACATAAAAGTTAAGTTCTTGTCCTTTCTCAAAGAATCTGTGTAATGGGCCGGAATATTCCAATGTTGCCGCATCTCCAATATGTGATTCTAATTCGAATTTTTCTTCGTATTTGTTAGAAACACTAGTCGTGCTTGAGAAGGTTAATTCACCATTTTCAAAGTTCAATTTGAATACTCCACTCTTAACTAATTCACAAAGACTAATTGCTTCATTGAAATCATCTCTATTTAATTTAAAAGCACCTTCAAACTTTGAAGAACCAAAAGCCCAAAGTTTTTCTAGTTCCTCTTCATAAGAAATATGTTTTACCATTTCACGAATACGGGTGATGGCTTCCATGTTTGGGTGATTAACAACCATAGGTAAAGAAGCAACTTTACTTCCAGAAGTTAATTTCAAAAAGTCACCGGTTTCAAAATGTACTGCTTCACCAAACTTTTTCAAATAAGGAATAATTAAATCTGCATTACCTATGAAAGAACCATTCTCAATACCAGCAACCGTTAAAGTGATATTCATACCGAATGTCAAGTCACCATTCCACAAATCTAAATTGTTTCCTTCGAGTACCATATAAAAATAGTTTCCCATTTTAGATGAACTAAGACCACCATTACCAAGATACTTTCCTTTACCCTGAATGTCTGTCAAAGCATTTTCCATCTGTTTGTTATCTACTGCAAATTTCAAATCTTTCCCTCCCTTAATTCAGGAACACCGTTCCATTGAATATTAGGGGGAGTTCCTTCACGCACAGTCCATTTCTTTCCAACTAAATTACCGTTGGTTCTAGAAGCCATTAATTCAGCAGTAAAATGCAACTCGTTCTTTACCTTCTTCTTTGAGCAGTAAATCTCTTGTTCCAACATTCCTCCCCAATTTCTCCAAACAGGTCGCACACCAACAGCAATATTATCAATATACTTTTCTGCTTCATGGGTAATATAAACTACATCGCAATTCATATTGAAAATCATCCTCATTAAAGTATCGAATGTTTTATTCCTATTACCATACTGAAACGGCATAATCTTTGTCACCACTCTTGGGTTAGGATTAACTTTTAACATACAACTTTCAAACCAAGTATCGACGCCATCTATGACGAATACAATATCTTCACCTGCTTCCATTTGTTCTTTAGCAAAGGTAATAAAATCCTCGGAATTTTTTTCACTTTTATCAAAATCTATAATGTTATCTTTTCGCATTACAATAGGGCAATATACATTGATTCGTTCTGTTGCATCATGACAGGTTTTATGTGTTGAATCTGCGCCATTATCCCAATCAAGAACATAAATGTTCTTATCGGGGAAGTCTAATGCAATTCCTGTTTTTCCGGTTTTGGGTTCTCCCCAAATACCTAATACCAATCGTGGTTTTCGTTGCGCTCTTTTTTGAGCCATCAATTCTTTAAAATTTGTTTTTTCTTTCTTATTCCCTAGCAAGCCAATCACCTATATCATTTTCATCTATATCTACATCTTTACCATTAGCGGCACACCAAGATTTGATAATACCAAGTAGTTCATTCTTCGATGAGCAAATAAACCTTGTTTCCTTAGTTCCAATGTGGAACTTCATAAAGTATTCACCCTTCCTTTTATCATTTTCATTCCAAGTTAAAAAGTCAACCTTTTGCAAATCTGCAATATAACTTTCTCCCTTTAGAATGAATTTATTTTCTATTACATCATTCATTTATTTTTCCTCCTTAGAGAGTAGGCATCGCACCTACCCGAATGTCATTCATTGGAATACACTTACACACGCACTTAAGAATATTAGTTTAACTTACTCAAAACCAATCGTAAGATTCTTCAACCGGAGAATTGACTTCAACCGGAGAACCTCGCTTTTCAGTCACAAGAACTGCTGATACATTGATAGTCACAGGTTCTGCAACGCCATCAATCATTCTTTGAGAAGTTCTACCAACAACAATAACTGAAGAACCAATACCAAAATCAATATCAATGTGTTCAGGAATCCAACAAGTAGTCATGTTAGATTCATTCTCGTAGTCAAATTCAGCATTCAAATCAGTAATATTCAAAATACGATTGCCGTTTGAAGTAGGCATCATATTCATATTACACACAGTACCATCGGTGACGACAAAGCGTTCCTTTGAAGGAAGAGTTTGCATTGTGATATGCGCCCTATCAATTTCAACTAATGGTGATAGATGCTTTTCATACGCTTGAGCAAGCGTACTAACAAAGTCAAATTCAGAAACATCTCGATAGTCTGAGTTTTCTGGGTCCAATTCAGAATTGGCAATTAGACTGTTCTTTGTTGTCATAGTCATTCCGTAGAGATTAGTTCCGTCATCGGAAGGAATTGCAACAAAGTGCATGAACTCATAACAATTAGGAGTAAATTCAACTCCGCCTTGATTCTTGTATGAGAATTGATATGACTTCATTTCGCCACCATCAACACTTCCATAGAAGATACCACTTCGTCGCATTTGTTCCAAAGGCAAAGGCTTACCATAATTACGGTTTTCTCCACCATTCATGTATGCTTTGGTATTATCCAAAGGAATGACCATTACACCATCTGGCATTTCTTCCGCACCTTCCGGTAAATCAGCAACCATTCGTTCTTGATATTCACCATTATGATAACGGCTAATCATCCACTTACCCAAAGCATTTTGAGTAGCAATTGCTACATGGCCTTCATTCAAAGCATTATCCGAATCACGGTTGTATTCTTCCTTTGCTCTATTACGGTTCCAACTCATCATATCTCTTGGTGCTTCCAAAGCAACAAAGAAACCAAAGCACTGCTTAGTTAGAGAATTACTTCCAGAACTTTGCGTTGTTTGACCTTGTTTTGAGCGACGAATAACTTGTGCGGCAAAATTTCGCCAAAGGCCCAAACCTAAGTTATCATTTACCTCAATGTTATTCTCAGCACAAATGCTGGTGTATTTTTCAGTTGCTTCCTCCACAGTCATATTCATGTGTTGTGCGCTCTTTTCTATTTCGTTTTGCATTATTTCGCTTAACATATTTTCACTTCCTTTTTTTTCAGATTAGTTGTCCAACCATCCATGATAGTAATACTTTCGGAGTCATGGTAGTTGAACGATATTCGCTTTCTCCGACTGTTCTTAACAGTTTATACTTGGTAGTATTATCCAAGCCATCCGAAGCAATTACAGCATTATGCAAACCTAAACAGATTTGTTTAACGCTACGACCTTCATAAATAATTTTATGAAGGTCTGCAAGTGCTTTGTTTGGATTCTTATTTAAGATTTCAATTAGTATTTCATTGTATTCCTGATGAGATGTTTCGATTTGTTTTGATAACGAGAAGCCCGATGATTTGGCCGCTTGTATCTCAGTAATCGCCCTGCGTAAGTCACCATCCACCTCATATATGAAGGTTGCCAACTCATCATCAGCAAAGACATTTATTTGCTCTTTTTGAAGTATTGATTTGATTACTTCAAAAATGACTTCATTAGTGAGTGGCTTAAAATGATAGTTAGCACACCTGCTTTGTAATGCGTGGATGATTTTACTTCTATCATTACAAGTGATAATGAATCTAATATTAGACGCATAACGCTCCATGATTCTTTTCAGTGCGTTCTGTGCATCATTAGTCATACCATCCATCTCATCTAATAACATTATTCTAAATGCTACATCTCCTATTGTTCCACTTTGTGCAACATTTTTAATCATAGTTCTAACTGTTTCAAGTCGTCTATCATCGGAAGCATTTACTTCTACATAGTTATCTTTGAATCTATCCTTCAAGAAATCCTTCGCTAACGCAATTGCCGCACCTGTTTTACCATTTCCGGGATTTCCGTATAATAAAACATTAGGCATATTATTCTCTTCAACCCAACTTTGGGCATCCATAACAAAGTGTTCTTGTCCTACAATTTCTCCAATCTTATTGGGCCGGTATTTTTCTGTCCATAACATTTTCATCTTCCTCTTTTAATTTCCATATTGTTTGTTTGGTTTCATTACAGAAACCGTTTTTAGTTGCCATACCTCTAAGAAGCATAGCAAGTTGTGTGATAGTCGGGTTATCATGCCTTGTGTTAGTTTTCAATTTTTTTCTTCCCTTTCTATATCCTGTAATAGAAGGTCTAGTTTCTAACTCAAACATAACTTCCGATGTTGTTAGTTCTCTATTTTCTTCTAAAATAATTTTTATTCTTTCTTTAAGTCTTTTTTGTTTCATAGGTAATCCCCCAATGTTGTTTGCTGAACCTTAATAGGGTCAGTCTTTTTTCTTCTTCTCTTTTCTCCTAATTTTAGGATACGACATTCGCCGTTATTTAACTTAGATTTTGCATACGCTACAAATTCTTCGTCCTTAACAAATTGCTTAAGCAATCTTTCTTCCCCTGTTTTAATACCCACTCTCTTAATTAGTTTGGGTTTCTGTGAATACTTCCCACGCTTAGGCATTTTTACCTGTCCTAAAGTTTTACCTCCATGACAGTATGCCAACATTTCGTAAAAGTAAATCTGTGACCATCTTCGTTTAACTACACCATCAACAAATAATAATTTGTTTGGGTGCATATTCTCAACTAACCAAGACAACACTTGAGTATCGGAAGGTTTGTTGTGTTTTAATATCTTTGCCACTAAATCTCTATCTGATTCTTTTAGAAACATAGAAACCAATGAATAGGTGTCTTGGTCAAGAGTTAGAGGTTCTTGTGAGCGAGGTGCTATATCTAATACTTTCTCTCTAAGAAACTTATTAGAACCTGCTCTTTTAATCTGACACATTGCTTTAATGTCTTTAGGTACAGACTTCTCATTCAAAGAAGTGATTATAACTTGACCTCTAAACTTTCTAAGAACATTGAGAATAGCATCCTTCTTTGGTTTAATATGAATATCTTCAATAATGATACCGTTATCTATTGGTAGAGAGCCTAAATCTTTAATGTCCATTTCATCAGCATAGCAAAGAAAAGCATCGGGTAGCATACTTCTTGCCTTTGTAGTTTTACCTGTGCCTGTCTTTCCGGTTAAGAGTATTGGTCTTTTTAAATCCATTGTTGTAAATCCCAACATTAAACCCCCTTCAACTCAAAAAGTCTTTCAAGACCTTCTAATTGCAAGTGGCGACCATTGGAAACAATGTCCACACATTCTCTAAATGTAGTCCACTCATTGTTAGCATCAGGTAGTTCTTCGGGTACTAACTGCATCAACTTAAACAATGTCTTTATTCCCCCTATTCTAAGGATAGGTCTTGGCCTACCTTTATGTTCTGCTTCTTTATACTTAGAATCAATTTGATGTTGTTCAAGACTTCTCTTTATAGCAAGAAGAAAATCACTGTCTGCTCTCAAGTTAATTCTAAGTCTTACTCTATACCCTATTTGAGAAGTATCATTTTTTTCTAGGTAAATGTCAGTTTTAGACATTCCTAACATAATTCCTATTAACATATCTTTACTATACATATTCATTCCTCTTTCTTTGCATAATCATTATGGTCGGGCCAATAGCCTTCAACTTGCATATTAGTTTCCAACCAAAAGAAGTGAGCCGCTTCAATGGTATCTTTACCACGAATTACAGCATTTCTTTCAGCATTAGCAACCATGTTTCGTATGGCGGTATCTGTCCATTCCTTCAATAGCCTAATTGCACCATGACTGATTGATAAATCAGTTTCACTCGTAGCAATCTTACGAAGACTGAAAGTAGTATTCATCTTGTATTTTTCAGCAGGTTCCGGTTCGGGTGTAATAAACTCTTTATCTTTGAAATAAGGAACAAGCGTTGCCTTCATCTTTTTTGGCCTACCTTGTGTTGTAGTCACATCTTTTAAATGAGCATACCCGTCTTTATCAATATCAATACATGAGTATGTCTTAAAGTCAATTACTGTTAATCCTCCTACTTCAATCATTTCAATCTCTCCACATCTTCAATAGTGTTAATGTCTGCTACGAACTTATCGTCACGGATTCTTTTCATCCGAGGGAAACGCAAACCAATATTTCCCTTTGCATCAGTGCTAACCAAATCGGCCTTTACTTCCAAAACAATTCTTGGAAGGAACTCATATCGTCCATCAGAAAAGTTTTCCACAATCTTTCTAAGTTGTCCGGTTAATGTAATTAGTTGTAAATCGGAAAAGCCCGTACCAATTGAACCTATGTTTGTAAAACCATTATCAGACTTTACTCCGATTTCAAATGTACCAAATACATTTGACCTACGACCTTCCCCATAAGATGCCGCAAGAATAACCACATCTAATTCAATTTGTGGCGGTTTGTATTTTGCCCAACCTGTGCTTCTTTTGCCCGCTTCGTATGGCATAGAAGCATCCTTTACAATAATACCTTCAAACCCATCATTTATTGCTTGATGGTAAAAAGCCATAACATCTCCTTCTTTATCCATACGGTGCGCTTGGTCTGGGTTTGATTTAAAAATCTCTAATCGTTCAAAATAAGATAAGTCCATAAGGGTGCGCTCTCCCCACTTCAAACAGTCGAAGATAACCCACCGTACCGGCACTCTATTCATGGCCTCGGTATGGTCTTTAGAATGCACTCTCGTACCCATTTTCTTATGCTCATCGGGCGTTCCGTCCTCTTTGATTGGGTAGATTTCACCGTCGAAAATCGCTTGCATAACTTCGTAATTACTTATGAGTTCTGCAACATCAGCGAATTGAGGGGTCACGATATTACCTTTACGATTAAAGATAATTACATCTTCTCCATCTTTGTGGATTTGATACCTATTACCATCATACTTATAATCAACGATTCTGTTTTTAGGCCACTTATTCATAGGCACTTCTTTTGCTAGCATAGGTTTAATGAACTTACCATGAGTTAAATTACACGGAGGTTCTTCTCCACGCTCATAGTGAGATACTACGCTTTCGATTGAATTAAAATTACAATGCTTCTTAACGATAGCCTGTTTCTTATTAAAGTGCTTTGCAATAATTTTCTTTACTACTCCATCCCGCAAACCATTTCTTGTTGTTTTCAACCAATAGCGAATGAACCATTTTGCTTCTAAGGCAGATAAGTCTGCTAAGAAAGAATCAACTGTTCTATACGCCTCGGAATCTACACCTGCACAATCTAATGAAAGAATCCTGTAAAATGTAGCAAGACTGTGTTCTGTTTGAGTCACTGCTGATGGGTCAAGATAATAAATAGCATCGCCTAAATCATCATGGACATTATATTCTTGTTCGATTTCATCATCAAAACAGTTATACATTTTAGTTAGCCACTTCTTTGCTTTCGCAAGCCCAATATTATTGGATGGGTATTCTTGCGAAAGAATAGCAAAGAATGTTGCTTTGTCTTCAAAATTCTCCAGTTCCCTCGAAATTAGCGTTGCTTGTTGTGTTGGAGTCAATAACTCCGTCGCTTCTAATAATCTCGTAAATTTTTTCATTGTCATCTATAATCACTTCTCCTTTGTTTATTTTTATAATTAATTCTTTTAGAAGGTTGCTTATCTTTCCTTCGTTCTTTTCTGAATAAGACCACATAGCGTTTGCTAAGTATTCCCAATCACTCTTCTTCACTAAGACCACCTATTAATCTTGTGAAATTAACATTCATCATGTGAACAGCATTTGCTTCTTGGACTTTATTAAGTGTTAGAAACTTATCTGCCATTGTCATTAGTGTTGCTTGACTGATAAAAATCGCATACTTAGAAAGTTCTTCGTCTGTTTGTATTTCCCAATACATAACATATGTTGATTTGGTGTATTGGTTAGATTTACTCATTGTAGCAAATTGCTGATTGAATAAATCAAGCCATCTACCTTCAAGTTTCTTTCTCATTCCTTTAGCCCAAATGTTCATGGACTTATCTGTTTGCCAATGTTCTTCATAATTCATTCTTCTTCCTCCTTATTTTGATTTAGTGCTTGCTTCACAAGAGCCACATTTGTTCTTTCCTGTTCCATGAACAAATTTATGACATTCATAAATTTAATTGAACAACTCTCAATGTGATGCTTTTGAACTCTACAACCCTTGCCTGTGTTTGTTTCGTAAAGCATTTGTTCTTCAACATACTGAGCAAATAAATCTACAATAGCACTTGCCTTTGAAGCAAATCTAGGAACAGCACCGTTTCCATATTGCCTATTTTGATTTGCCTTGCGAACACTTTTTCTTGCCTGTGATTCTGCTATTCTTTTTTCTTGAAATTCACTCATCTAAAACCCTCTTTAGTACACTTAATAGTTTCTTTGCTTCTTCCATATTCAAACGAATACCTTTCCTTGTTGGCTTGTTGTTAGAGTGCCAACGAATATCCAAGACTTTGATATTATAATACTCTCCTGTTTTAATAAGAATCTCATCTGTTGAGTTTCTGGCTATTGTTCCTTTGGTTTCAAAATCATCACTCATTGAACCACCCCTGTTTGAATTTATCTAATTCCTTTCTTGAAGTAAAGTATCTTGGTGTATCTAAATCATCAAGTCTATTAACAATCCAACAAGAACCACCTAAAGAAGATACTTGA